CGTTGCGCCGCCCCCGCGGAGCCGGCCCGCGCTCCAGCGCGGAACAGCCGGCGTGAGCGAAATCATCTCGCCAGCGCCTCGAACTCCACAGGCATGAAGCTCGCGTGTTTCACGCGGTTGCGCCGCACGAGCTCGGCCGCGCGCGCCGCATCGCCATAGAGCCGGTTCGCCCACCACAGAGACGGCATCGATTGCGCGGCGCCGACGACCAGCACCGGCGCCAGGTCGGTGATGCGCCGCGACAGATGCTCGGCGACACGGCCGCGCAGCTCGTCGAGCGCCACGTACACCGGATGGCTGTCGGCGCCCGTCAGCCGCTCGAGCTCGGCGTCGAAAACCTCGGCGGCATCGGCCCGCGCCTGGATAGCTGCGCGGCGATCATCGTACCGCCGCGCCACGACCGCCGCCGCGTACCGGCCGAGCGCCAGGATGCGCAGCGCCTGGCCCAGCATGGCGGTGTTCTGCGCTTCTGCCCGCGCCGAAGGTGTACCGAGGAACCGGGGCGTCGCGTCCAGGCCGTAACCCGTGAGCCCTGTAAAGAAGTCGACGGCGACGGACGGCTCCATGGCCTCGGCCGCCGCCCCCAGCGCGTGATCGAGCCGCGCGATGAGCTCCGGCGTCCGCGTTTCTGCTTCGGCGATGAAGGACCGCTCCCCATAGCGGTCGCCGCGCGCACCGGCGTCCGCCAGATCGGTCGCATCGGCGTAGAGCGCCCCTGCCAGTCTCAGCACCTCAGGCGCTTTCTCGCTCGCCAGCGGCACCATGCGCAGGCCCGCGTCGAGGGCCGCGGCCATGTCGCGAATGACGTCGGCCGCACTGTCCTTCACGTAGCCCGCATGCCCCAGCGTCGCGAACCGGGCCTGAAACAGGGCGGAAAGCGGCGCGGCGAGCGCCGCCGCGCCCCAGCCGACGAGCTGGGCCAGGTAGGCCACCGGAAACGGCCCGGCCCCCGTCCCCTCGCGCACGAACGTGAGCGTGAAAGCGATATAGCCTTGGCGGTCCTTGGCGAACGTCCGCCGGCAGCTCTCGCAGTGCGCGAGCATGCGGTCGATCGGCAGCACCAGCGTCGCCGCCCCGCCGGCCTCGCAGGCGCGTCTCAGCGCCCGCTCCTCGGCATCGGCATTGTCCGAGGCGACGTAGGCCGTCACCTGGATGCGGTTCGCCGCCCGCCCTAGATCCTCGACGTAGGGCAGGTCCTTGTGCGGGAACTCGTGAACGACCAGGCGGCGGCCGGTCTCGATCTCGTCCGTTTCGACCCAGAACCGCGCGCCACGGTAGGAGGCGCGGCGCAGTGAGCGAGGCCAATCTCTGAGCACCGTCATGGCACGCCCATCGCTCCCAACCCGGTGTCGGGCATCGAGCGCCCCGTATCGAGCGGCACGCGCGCCGTGGCCTTGCCAGGCGTCTGCTCGATGACGCGGGCCGGGGCGCCCTCGATTTCGATGCGGACCTTGCTCTCGACGTCGACCTTGGCTTCACCCTGGACGTTGACGGGTCCGGAAAAGCGCGGGTCGACATCGCGCAAACTCGGGGCCGCAGAACTACCGACGCGGCCTTCTCTCTGCCGCTCTTCCCACCGACGGATCGCTTCGTCCCGCGAGCGCTCGTAAATTTCCCGGAACCAGCTCCCTGGCTTACCAGGAGTGCCAGGGTCTTCCCCCTTGGCCATCTTGCGCCAGAAATCGATCGTCGCCGTGGTCGCCTCGAGCCCCTTGTTGAATTTGTCAAGGCCCCAGATCACCCAGGAGTCCTGGGGGTCGATGTCGAACAGGGCAGCAACGGCATTGGCGGCATCCTTCGCGCTGCCGGCAATCTGCCCGAACAGCTCGGCGAGTTGTGCCGCCGTCTGCCGGATCGGCGCATTCGGCCCGAGAAAGGTCTTAATCGGCTCGCCGAACGGCGTGTAGCTCGGCGACATGAAGGGCTCGAGAAAATCGAGCCCGAGGAATGCGCCGATACCTCCACCGACGATCAGCCGGCGCATGGCCGGGTTCTTCATGACACCAGCAATCGTCTCGAGCGACTTGGCAATGCCGCCCATGACGAAGCCAGCGGGGCCGAGCGTAGCGAATCCCGCGAGCGCATAAGTGAGATTCCGCAGCGTGTCTGGGTCCGTGTCGCGCATGCTGCGCACGCTTTGAGACAGCCGGTCGATGAACCGCACCAGATCCTTGCCGACGCCACTCGAAAACACCGAGTTGCGCAGGGCGGCGAGACTCGCGGCCATGCGGTCGATTTGCCAGGCAAAACCCGTCGCGACAGGCTGAAACCGCCGCTCGATCGCACCGGGCATCAGCCGCTCGAACTCCCTGGCGAGATGCCGGAGGCGCGTGATGCGCTCGCCGGATGGGAGCTCGAGAATTTCGTTGAGCTTCTCCTTGAGCTTCTGCGCCTGACTCACGCGCTGAATGCCGAACAGGTGCCGCATGGCTTGCAAGGGCAGATCGGCGATGCCGCGGAAATAGGTCTCCAGGTCGAACCCCTCCGTCGCGGCCTGGATATGACCCGCGATCACCTTCTGCAGAATGCCGCGCGCCTCTGCATCGCCACGCTTGATATTGAGCGCATCGAGCAGCGCCTCCTGCATGGCGTCCGACATCGCCCAGGCATCGCGGAACCGCTTGGGGTCGCTGAATTTCGCGAGCACCTTATCGAGACCCTTGACCCCTTGCCCAAGGCCCGCCCCCAGCAGACGCTGGTGGAAGCTCTCCATGTCCCCGAGGCGCTCCGTATTGAACTTGTAGAGATCCTCGAGCGACAAGCCGAACGCGCGCATCTCGAGCCGCGCCTGACGTGTCGGCGCGATGGCGCGCGTCATGATCGTGCGCAGCGCCGTGCCACCCTCTTCGCCCTTGAAGCCGGCATCCGCGAGAATCGACAGCGCGGCGCCCAGCTCCTCGATCGGGATCTTGAGGGCGCCCGCCACCGGCGCCGCGTACTTCAGCGATGTGCGGAGACCTTCCCAGCTCTCGGTCGAGAGGTTTGGGACGACGCTCATGAACTCCATCGCCCGCGTCAGCGAAGCGACTTTGTTCTCGACCGTATCCATCGCGAAGCCCATGGCATTCGCGACGTTGATGGCGTCCTCCGCCGCAGTGGCAGTGGTAATGTCGTTTGTCCGGGCGATCTTGGCGAACATCTCCGTCGTGCGCGCGACAGTGTCCGCATCGAGACCGCCCTGGATCAACTCCCGCTGACCGCGGATGATATCCTGGGCTTGCACGGCTGCGGCGACCGACGCATCGATCGCCGAGCGGTTGAGCATTTCCCGCTGCTGATCGTTGAGCTCACCCGCCGACTGCATGAGACGGGTGAGCTTGTCGATCTCGTATTCGCCACGCAGGGCGATTGCGGAGCCGAACGCGGCCCCCGCTCCCACCGCACCCCCGAGCCCCGTGCTGAAGCGGCTTACCGCCGCCGTCGCCGCCCCATAGCGGCCAGCAGCGGCTTGCGCTGCGGCTGCCACGCGCCGGAACACCGCCGACGCGCGGTCGACGGCCGAGATGATGGCGGTGGCCTGGAGGGTGGTCATATCAGGGCTTGGCGCGCTTGCGGTTCTGATCGTGGAAGGCGAACGCCTGGGCGTGCCACCACTGGATTTCGCGCGGCGTCATGCGCGCGAGAACATCCGGTGACACCCCGCAGCAGAGCCAGAGCTCTACTGCCTGGGCCCGGACTTTCCCACGTCGAGCGACCCCACGAGATCGACGATCTCCCCGAGCACGGCGCGGGCGTCCTTCATACTCATTTTCGCGAGCGAGGCGAACGGCAGGCCGGAAAGCCGCTGGAACCACTTGGCCACGGCCTCCGGCCGCAGCGTCACACGCGCAGCCCCAGGCTCTCCGCGCGCCATGGCCGCCGGATCGATGACGGTGGTCTCGTGGAGGTCGCCGCATTCGACCCAATCTCCGAACTCCGGCTCCCGCAGCTCGATGACCGCGATCTCGCCGTTGTGGCCCGGCAGCGGTTTGGACAGCTCGATCGTGCTGACGATGTTTCGCGGAGCCGCCATTGTTGCCGCTCCACGCATGGCTTGCAAAGTCATGGTCCCTGGTCCCCTCTGCCTGGATGTTTCTGCTGCCGTGGTGCCGCCCTCACACCACGCGGTACTGATCCGAGACCACCGACAGGCCGGTGATCTCGCCGGTCACCGTGTTGCGCGTCGGCGTGCCCTCGAGGAAGGCGCCCGTGAGCAGGATCGAGCGGCCCATGTCGCGCTCGATGCAAGAGAAATCGAAGGTCCGCGCCATCAGGTCGTTGATGTCGAGGCCGGCCATGTCGCGGAAACTAATGGTGACCCGGAACGGCTTGGGCTTGATCGAGCGCGCGATCGTGCCGTCCTGGTTGACCACGGCCTCGGTCTCGATGTTCGAGCCCTCGATCTCGACGTCGGCCACCGGATGATACGTGACGCCGTCGATGGTGATGTCGACGCGCCCGCCCGCATTGCGTGCCATTGTTTATGCTCCTGACATGTGTTGAGGCGTAGTGCCTCGAGCTGCTGATCGATCACAAGTGGAGGACCGGCGCTCGCGCCGGCGCGCAGTCGCGCGCTTGGCCGCTGCGCGGCCAGGCTGCCGTTACGCGGGAACCGCGATGTCGAGCGTGTCGGCTGGTTCGCGCCGCTGCATGTAGTTCACGGCCGCGGCGGCCAGCACGCGCAGCTGGTTGACGTGGTCGAGTGGGAGGCTCGCATTGACACGGTTCGGGTCCACCGGATCACGCTCGACCACCACGTCGCGCGCAAAGAGATCGAGTCCCTCGAACACGCCCAGAGCCACCAGGTCTGCGTACCCGTGGATGAGCGTATTGCGGATGTCAGTCGGCGTCGTGATATGCGGCAGCCGGCCGGGGTTGCTGTCGGCGAGCGCCTGCCGCCCGTGGGCGTTGGTCACCTTCTGGCGCAGGTAGCGGATGCCGTACATGGACTGCGCCATGGTCTCGATGTCGAGATAGGTGGCGTCCGGATCGCCCCAGGCGTTGACGCGGTAGCCGGTGACGATGCGGTCGATGCGCACCGAGCCGTCTGCATGCACGTAGTAGCCGGAGATGCCGGAGTAGTAGAGCGTCTGCCGATCGGTGCGGGTGAGGCGGTCCGCCTTGGCGCGCGGACCCTTGATGCCGACGAGCTCCAGCGTCTGCAGCGGCCGCGACAGCTCCGGTGGCGTCGACAGGTGCTTGACGAGCCGCGCGCCGACGGCCGCGGCCACCTCCCAGGGTGGCGACAGGAACTTGCGGCATGGGAAATAGCTGAGGTGCTGCCGGTTCTGAGCGAGCCCGAAGGTCTGCAGGTCGCCCACTGTGCCGGTGTGCGGCACGATGGCGTGCCCGTAGAGCTGCTTGTACCAGGACCAGGTGCCGGCGACGTCGCTGAAGTAGTCGCTGATCGCGCCGAGGTTCGTCGCGTCGGAGTACGGCAGCACGATCCAGTCGAACTCGTCCTCGCCGAGGTTGGCGAGCGCCGAGGTGATGTCGGGATCGCCGGCGCCGTTGGCCATGGCCGTGATGGTAAGCTCGAGCCCGCTGCCGGTGTGGCCGAGATTGCCATCCTCCTCGAGCAGTCCGCGCTCGATCAGGATGAAGTTGCCGAGCGTGCCCTTGTGGCGCGCCGTCAGGTCCACTTCACTCGCCTCCGTGCCGTTGACGGCGGCCGTCACGGGGAGGCCCGGGGTCTTGTTAATCTCAGCCACCAGGTTGGCGGCGATGTCCTCGTCGGTATCGCCGACCAGCACCGGAATGCGGACGCGTTGGCCCGCGATGTAGATGGTGAGCACCTGCGCCTGCGTGAGCGACGGCGTGCCGACGGCAATCTTGCCCGTGGCGGCGACGCCGGCCTGTGCGTCGTCGAGCGGCAGCCACCAGATTTCGGCAAGCGGGGCATTACGCCGAGCAACAGCGTCCATCTGCGCCAGCATGGAGCCGGCGCCCCCGAGACCCGCCGCCTGCGCCTCGCGCACCATGATGGGCTGCCCCGCGGGAGCCGCGCCGGTCGAGAGCTTCTGCCCGATGAGCAGCAGCCGCGCATTGGACTGGTAGGGCGTGCCGCCCGGGCGGAACTCGGCGTAGAAAAACGGGACCCGGACGTTCCCAGGGATGTTGTCGAAGAGCACGGGCATCGGTGCAGTCCTTCTCTGCGGGTTGTCGGATCAATCAGCCTTGGTGCGTCTGGCACGCGGAGATGCCGTCCGCACCTCGACGACATCGCCGTCCTTGAGGCGGCGCTGCCAGTACACGGTGAGCGGCACCTTCTCGCCGGCGGGGTTGAGCGGGCGGTTGCCGCGATCGGGGTTGAGAATCGTCGCGCCGTCGCGCGGCCGCACGGTGAGCATCCGCATCGTCATGTCTCCTGCGGTTCAGTCCGTTGGCAGATCGGCTTGCGCGACACCTTTCGGCCGCGCAGGTCCGTCGCCGGCGAGGTTGCCGCCACCCTGATCGGCCTCGACAAGACGCACCCGCTCTAGAGCCGGCAGCACGATGGGCTTTTCGCCGCCGGCGGCGATCAGCATGTCCTTCATCGCCTGGGCAGAGGCCGCGTAAGGCCCGCCATCGGCGATGATGGCCTCGAGCAGCGGCCCGAGCGGCTTGGGGATCGCCGCTGCCGGCGCCAATGGCGCCTCTCCGCTCCACGCGGTCACCGCCGGATCCTCCGCGAGCGGCAGTGCGATGACGGCAGTGATCTGGCGCGCGGCGAGCCGCTCGTTGCCTTCGCGTTCGACGAAGCGCAGCGAGCTCCACCGCTCGATCCGGCGGCAGAGTTTGTTGAGCTCGGCGCCCCAGGGCGATTGCCCATCGAGGAATACGCGCTCGATCTGACGCTCGAAGAGGTCGAGCATCGCCTCGAGCTCGGGCTCGGTCGCGGGCAGGATGAGCCCGCCGTCCGCCTCCTGTCCGAGGGTTCCGAGCGAGATCTCCATGACGAGATTGACGCGCCGCTCGAATGGCGGCCCGCCGTTGTTGGCCGACAGAGACTCGCCCTGGTCGTCGTCCGTCATGACGCGGACGATCGGCACCAGCTCGTCCGCGTTGACGCCCTGCACCGGATCGATGCGGCTGTCGAACACGAGTTGCCGCGCCATGGTCGGATACGGCGGCTGGAACCCGTTGGTCAGCGCCATGACCGTGGCCAGCCGCAGCGCCGTTCGTTCGAGGCTCATGGCGCGACCTGATTGAGCATGAGTTTGAACCGGCCCTCGCCGTCCTGCTTGACGTCGGTGACCTCGTAGAGCGTGCCCGTGCCCTGCCGCAGGAAGCGGTCGAACCGCCGCGGGCCCTCGCCCACAGCGAACTGCCGCACGTCGATCGAGAGCGTCAGCTTACGCATGGAAAACCGTGAGCTTCCGCGCACCTCCGCGCCGATCTCGGTCGACACGAAGCTCGGCTCGTCGAACACACCCACCACCGTCCGTGTCCCGCGCGTTGGATCCGGAGACGGCTTGGCATTCGGCACCGGTGCCGCGTGCGGCTGGAATGTAAACGGCTCGCCGAACTGCAGATCGATGGCGTCAGAGAGGCGGTTCTCGAGAGCTGCGAAGGCCGAGGGCATGCGCTACTTGCCCTTTCTGCTCTTCGGTTTCTGGGCTGCAGGCTGATGCCCCTCGGCGGTTGTCTCGCCGCTACCAGCCTCACCCCCCGAATCGCCGCTGCCCGCCTCACCCTCCGGCCCGGCAGCGCCCGTGTCGCCATCTGCCCCTTGCCCGCCGGACGGTGTTTCTGCGTCGGCCCTGGCGCCGGACGGCGCTTCCCTGGCCGCCAATGCGGCCTCGAGCTCGGCCTCGTCGACGTCCTCCCCGGCGAGCACGCGCGCCGCGGCATCGACCATCGCCTGGTGCACGTCGGACAGCGGACGCATCGGCTCCGCGACGCCAAGGGCGATGGCAACTGCCGCCACATCGTCGGTCATCTCAAGAACGAGCCCGTTCGGATAGCGGCGCACCACGTTGCGGTCCGCATCCTCGGGGCACTCCCAATCCTGCGTCATGCGGACGGAGATGCTCATTGTGTTCACCCGCGTTCAAGTGAGGGATGGGAGCCGGCGAGCCGGCTCTGATGGGGCCGCTGGCTCAAGCTCAGGATGCCGCTATCGTGCCCTTGACCAGCGTTGCGGGCCGCATCCACAACGGCAAGAACGAGCTCTGCGTGTGCAGCTCGACCCCGCGGTCGAAGCGCACCGGGGCGGCCTTCGCGTAGTAGAGCTGGCCCGGCATGTTCAGCGCCTCTATGAAGTCGCCGGGCGCGGCGAAGCACGCCGCGGACTGCATGGTGCCGAGCGGGAAGAACCGCGCCGTGCCGGCCGGGATGAAGCGCCGCACGGTCGATGTGCCGTCCTGGTTCACCGCCGAGGCCTGGCCGCGGTACTCGATGAACGTGATGCCTTGGTGGACGAAGATCGGCCGCACGTCGTCGAGGTTCGGGTTGAGGCGCATCATCGCCGCCGCGGCGTTGTATGCCTGCTTCAGATCCGCATCCTCGAGCAGGAAGTCGTAGAACTCGGGCGAGCACAGCGCCGCGACGCCTGTCATCACGTCGCCCATCAGGTTGTCCTCGATGTGCCGCTTGACGTTGCGCAGATGCTGGTTGACGCTGCCAGCCGCGCCGAAATACTCGACCTTTTCCGTCACGCCGAACTCGGTCCAGAGGTTCAGCATCACGCTGCCATCGGCGTCGAGGATCATGCCGTTGAGCGCACCCACGCGGCGCCATTCGTGCGTCAGCTGGTGCTTCAGCGCCATAGTGAACAGCTTCCGCGCCACGGCCTCCTCGAGCATCATCGGCGCCTTGGAGCCGAACGCCAGGAGGTTCTGCAGGTCGCCAACCTTGATTGCGTCCTCGTGCGCGGTGAGAGGAATCTCGAACAGCTTCCGCTTGCGCTTGCCGACGCTGCCCTGGCTCGCCGGGCCGCCGCGCTCGGTCGCGGGCAGAAGGTTCAGCACCATGTTGTCGATCTCGAGCGCCACGTAGGTCGTGGACAACGGAATCGGATCGCCGAAGATCCCGAGGCTCGTGATGAGCGTGTAGTAGTTCGGGATCTGGTTCATCGTGAGGGTCAGCTCTTCGGCCGAGAACTCGCGGTTCGTAAAGCCGTCGATGACGAGTGCGCCGCCGCTCATTTCGGGGCTCCTTTCGGGTTTCGCGGAAGATGGGAATCATCGGCGCGGGCAGCGCCCGCCGCCAGCGTGGTTGAGACGAGCTGAAGGTCTATCGGTCAGGCGCTGTCGCGGACGACCAGGCCGAGCTCGACGAGCTGCGCGATGGCAGCGTCCTTTTTTGCGTTGTTGTCGACGGAGGAATCCCAGATGAGCCCCAATCGGCTCAGCACGGCCGGACCACGCACGATGACGACGGCCTGCTGATCGGCCGATGTGGCATCGACCTTCTGCAGAAGCACGGCGGCCGCTGTCTCTGTGCCATCGGAGGCGCCATTCGTGTGCGCCTTCCACTTGCCAGAGGCGGTGACCTTGCCGAGAACGGTGCCGATGTCGAGCACACCGGCCCCCGAGGCGATGGTGACGACCTCGCGACAATACTCGCTGGAGAATTCCGCTTTGAGAACGTCGGAGATGGCCTTCGGCTCATCCCAGGTCATTGTGCGAATGGCAACCATGGCGGTGCGATCCTGTCAGAGAGTTGCGTTTCGGGGTGACGGAAGGGCTCAGCGGCCCAGCAACCCAGGCACGCGCGGCGCGGGCTGCTTGGCGAGGAGGTTCTTCATCGCCGCGCCGAGCCCGGGCGTGGGGCTCGCCGTGTCGGCTTCACCCTGGTGCGCGATCCGCGGGTTGCCGCCGGATTTCGCCACGGCCTGGTAGAACGCGGTGCGGCTCGCCAGCGGATTGCCGGAGGACTCGGCCTCGCGCTGCTCCTGCGGCAGCTTGGCCAGGACCTCCGCGGCCTTCTCCGCCGACATGTCTGTCTCCAGAGCGAGCACGTGGGCCTGCACTTGCCGGTCCTTCGCCTCGGGGTGACCGAGAATGGCCTTGATGCGGGCGAGCTCGTCGGCGCGGCCCTGCTCGTAGGTGCGCGCCTGTCCCAGGGCGGCTATCTGATCTGCAGCGGTTGCTGCGGCTGACGAACCGTCGCCAATCGATTGAGCGACGTTGACCACGGCCGCAGAGGCCTCCGTCTCAGGGATGCCGAGGCTGGCCCTCAGGGCCTTCGTGGCCTCCTGGATCTCCGCCAGCGTCATGCTCTCCCAGCCGCCCGCTGCGGCCGGCTTTTCAATGTCCATCGTGCTTCTCCTTGCTGCCACTTTCGGGGGCGGGTTTGAAGCAGGCACGCGCGACGGCGCCTGCTGTCTCGGTTGCACTCTGCCGGCCTCGACCTCGGCGACGGCGCCGTCGAACGTGCCGACCTCGTCTGCGAGCCCGGCCTCGACCGCATCGCTGCCCATGTAGACGCGGGCCTCGGTGTCTCTCACCTGGCGCTCGGTGAGCTGCGGCCGGCCGGCGAGCACGGTCGCGATGAAGGCGCTGTATACCTTGTCGACCCTGGCCTGAATGTCGGCCCTGACCGACTCCGGCAATGGCATGAAGCTATTGCCGTCGGCCTTGTGCGCGCCGGCGTGAATGATCGTGACCTTGATGCCCCTTTTGGCGAGCTCCTGCGATCTATCCGCGTGGATGTAGATGACGCCGATCGACCCGAGCTGCGAGGATTGGGTCGCCACGATCTTGGTGGCGCCGGAGGCGATGCCGTAGGCGGCCGAGGCCACGAGCGAGTTTGCGACCGCGATGACCGGCTTTTCCTGCGCGATGGCCCGCACCAGATCTGCCGTTTCATTCATTCCGGACGCCATGCCGCCCGGCGAGTCGATGTCGAGCACGATGCCGCGCACGTGCGGGTCGCTGGCGGCGTTGCGCAGCTGCTGCCGCAGGCCCTCGTAGGATACGAGCCCGGAGCTGGCGCCGAGATAGGCCCCGCGGTTCGTCAGCTCGCCGATGACGGGCACGATAGCGGCGCCGCGGCTCGTCACGTTGTAGCCCTGCCAGCGGCCCTCGCGATTGACCACCGGCGTGCCGGCGAAACGGCTGGCGCCGATCTCGCCGATGCGGCCGTCGAGCGCCTGCAGGATGGCCCCGGCGGCCTCCGGCGTGATGAGATGCGGCTGATTGTAGATCAGGCCCGCCAGGCGCACGAGCTCGGGCATTCAGGCGGCCTCCTTGTTGTCGTTGTCGTCGCTGTCCTCGACAGGAGGCGGTGGCGGAAGTCCGCTCGGATCGGGCAACCCAAGTTGAGCGCGGTAGCGCTGCTCGTAGGCCAGCTGATCGAGGTTGTCGCGCCAGTTCTGCCCCTCCTCGGCGCAGACCTCCTCCATGGTCTCGACACCCATCTGCATGCCGAGCTTCTGTGCCTGGCGCTCCTTGAGCGGGTCGATCATCGGCTTGCCCCAGGCGATGAAGGTGCCGCGCACCAGGTAGGGCCGCGCCGCGAGAAAATCCGTGACGCCCGGCGGCAAGGGCACGGCGCCGATGGCGACAGCCTCCTCGAGCCAGGCGCCGAAGAACGGCATCGCGAACTGGCTGATGATCCGGTTGCGCCGTGTCCTGTAGGTCCGCCATACGCTCAAGAGGGCCGCGCGAGCGGCAGAGTAGCTGACATCGCTGTAGTTCTTGGCGAGCTCGTGCGCCTCGACGCCGAGACCCGCCGCGAGCTGCCGCACGAACGACGTCTCGAAGGCCGCAAAATTCGAATTCGGGTGCGTCGCGCGCAGCACCTCGATGGACTCATTGGGCAGGAGATGCGGTATCTTCGCCCCCATGAACCGGAGCTCGCGCTTCGCCGCATACTCGGCCGCACCCTCCATGTGGGCGAAGACGAGATCGGTGATGGGATTGCCAGAGCCCACCTGCGAAGCCTTGGCACCGAGCACCTGCATGGCCGCCGACCAGTCGAGCTCCGTCTTGATGACGGCCGCATAGGCCGCCTGCACGATGGCCGACTGCAGCTCGGTGTCGGAGTATTCCTGCAGCATCTTGATCGGCACGATGGCCGAGGCGAACTCGCTCACCCCGCGTGTCATCTCGGGGCGCGTGTGGTCGTAGGTGTGGAGCACGATCGGCCGGCCCCAGTCCGTCTGCCGCGGCACGCGCCGCCACACGAACTGCCCGAGGCCAAGGCCGACGTCGGCAGGGTGCCCCTCGCGGATGTGGTAGGCGATCGGCTCCCCGTAGATGTCGCGCTCGATGCCGCCGCGCAGGTTGGCGCTGTCGACCATGCCGTTCGGGTTCGACAACCGGTCGATGTCGATGAGATTGAGGCAGGTCTGATAGATCCCCACACCCGGCTTCATCTCGATGACGGCAAGGCTCTCGCCGTCGACGAAGTCCGTTATGTCGGCAAGCGCGAAGAGCTCGGAGAATGTGCGCTGCCGGCGCGCGTCAGCCTGGCACTCGATCGAGTCGGCGTAGGCCTCCCAGGCCCTGACGACGAAGTCCTGCCATTCCGCGGCCTGCTCGATATCCTTGAGCCCGAGCGTGCGCCAGTCGATCTTGAGCGCCAGCTTCAGCCCGGAGCCCGACACCGCGTCGCGGTTCATCCGGACCGCGTTTTTGGCGAACGGATTGTTGCGGACGAGGTCGCGGGCCCGGGCGCGCAACGTCGGGCCGTCGCGCAGCACGGCGGCGTCGGCCGACATCAGCCGCGGTCGCCAGCAGGCGATCTCACCGCCGCCGTAGAGCTGCGCATCGCGGTAGGCCTCCCGCACCCGCTCGACGGCAGCCGTGATCTCGGCCTCGCGGCGCGCGGCCACGGGCTCAGGTGCGGCGACCTCGGTCATCAGAGCATCCGATACGTGGCAGGAGCACCGCGCTCGACACGGCCGGCGGCTGACAGGTCCGGCAACCCGGAGTCGGCACCGCATTGGCGGTAGTGCGCCTGGTACAGGGCCTGCAGATCCCGGAGCTGCCCCTGGCTGTAGGTGACCTGGCGCTCGGAGAACATGATGCTGACGGCCCGTTCGCCCTTCGCCAGCGCCAGCATGGCATCATAGAGCGACCTGAGCACCGCCTGGCACTCGTCGGAGGTCATCTGCCTCCCCCCTCAATTGAACATTTCGGCGAGCTTGCCGTAATCGGCCGGCCTGGCCGTTCCCTGCATGGCCGCGCGCCGCGCCTCGTAGTCCACCGCCGCAAAGCGGTAACGCGCGGCCATGGCCAAAACGAACGTGTCGAGCGCCTCGTTGCGCTTGCCGCCGGGCAGAATCCATCTCCGCCGCGGCCGACCGGCCACGAACTCGATCTTCACCCGCTCGGCCACCAACTGCTCGAAGTAGTCGAGCTCGAGGTGAGCGGGAAAATGCACCCGATACCGCCTCACACCCGTGTCCTTGTCCGGGCGAACGGCAAGCTCCTGGTAGAGCGTCGTCTTCCCGTCGTCGACGCCGACGAGGTAGAGCTTGGCGCCGAGCCGGAATTTCTCAGCCGATTCCTTCCAGATCGGCCGCCCCTGCCCATCGACGCCCTTGGTCGCGTAATAGGGCTTCCACGCGGCCGCCGCCTCGCGACAGAATTCGAGCACCCGCTGCTGCAGGTAGCCGGCGTCGATCGCCACCGATTCCACCCTGAGTTCCTTGCCGGACGGGTGCTTGAACGTGCGCTGCAGCAGCTCGGCATCGAGCCGTCGCCACAGATTGAGGTCGGTCACGTCACCATAGAGCTTGACGTGGTCAATGACCCATTTCTCGTCGTCGGCACCCCAGCCGAGATACTGCACCTCGAAGCGGTCCGGCTGCACGTCGACGCCGGCGGTGATCAGCAGCACATCGTCCGGCAGACGGTCCGGCCCGTAATCCTCCCGCCGCGCCATGAGCTCCGATGCCGTCGTCGTCGCCCGCTTGGTCGGGTTGTAGGACAGCCCGAGCTTCAGGTTGACGAACGCCTGCTCCTTGGCGGGCTTGCCTTCGGCATCCTCCCACGCGGCCGCGAGCTCGGCGAGCGTCACCCAGGGGCTGACCAATGCGTTACAGTGAAACCCTGCGATGCCGCGAAACGGCGCATAGGCCCGCCAGCGCCCAGCACGCACCGCCAGGTAGCGCTGCCGGTCGTCCCACATCGCCCCGCAATAGCGGCAGGAATATTCCGCCTTGTGCGGCTCACCCTTGGGCCAGATCACGCGCCGCTCGACGATTTCCTCGCCGTCGGCACCGGCCGATCTGGTTTCCCACTCGAGCGGCTGGTATTCGCCGCACGCGTGGCATGGCACCTCATAATGGCGCTGATCGGAGCGCTGGAACCAGTCGTCGATCTGCGACAGCCCGGTCTCGCTCGGCGTCGAGGCCAGCAGCTTCTTCGCGTTCCAGAAGTTCTGGGTGCGTTGAAAGCCCTGATCTATGGGGTCGCCGTCGTTGCCGATCGAGGCCTTGAACTTGTCGATCTCGTCGAAAATCACGATCCGGCGCGGACGGCTCGCCAGGCTGGCCGGCGAGTTGGCGCCAGCGAACACGATGTCCCCGCCGGGATAGGTCTTCTCGAGGATCGTGGTCGATGAGTCCCGGCTCGAGTGCTCCCCGATCCTGTCGAGCAGCCGCGGCGTGGCATTGATGGTCGGACCGAAGCGCGACCGAGAGAAGCTGTCGGCGAGCTGCAGCGTCGGCAGGACGAACATCTGCGGCGCCGGATCTTGATCGATGAAGTAACCCGCGACGTTGATCAGAATCTCGGTCTTGCCGACCTGGCTCGACATCTTGAGGACGATGACGTCCACTGCCGGGTTTGTCACCTCGTCCATCGGCTCGCGCAGCCACGGCGTACGGTCCGTGCGCCAGCGGCCTGGCTCCGGCCCCGTCCCGCGCGCGATATACCGGTACGCATCCGCCCACTGACTGACGGTCAGCCGCGGCGGCAGCTCGAGCCCGAGCTTCCAGCCGTCCGACCGCCGCGCCTGCTGCGCCGCTGCCGATAATGCTGCACCCGTCACATCGCCACCTTTGCACGATGACGGACCCAGGGCCGGCTCGGCTCCGGGTGTAGCTGTCGACCATCCGATTGGCAGAGTCGCGACGACTCGCTGCCGCCCTTTAGCTGCTGCGCCGATATCCGCTCACCCTCACGACGCGTCCGTTCTGGCGGCGCGTGTAAGCATCGACCACCCCATCGCTGCGGGGCTGCGCCCGCGCGGCGGCCCTCAAGGTCGCGGTTTTCCGCATCTCGACCGCGTTGCGCACCGCTGCCGCCCGGGCGAGAGTGGCCCGCGCGCTCGCAACACGCTGGTGCCCCCGATAGGCGTCGACCGTGCGGGCGACGGCAGAGACGGCACCGAAGGTCAGACTGTCTCCGGCGGCGATGATCGCCCCCCGCAGACCGGCTTGCCGGTAGCCGCGCGCTGCCGCGAGGGCTGTGAGGCCGACCTGCAGGGGCAGAGCAATCTTTGCGGCCACCCCCAGGCCAGACCGCAGCACCATTCCGGCGCGGCTTGCCGCCGAGGTCGCCGCCGGCGCCACGTTTGCGCCGGACGATGCGGCGACCGTCCGCGCCGTCTCGATGACGGCCATGCTCGGCGCCGACGGCAAACGGCTGAGCGTAGCATTCTGCACCACACGCTCACCGATCTGCGTCGTCGCGGCGAACAGGCTCACGCTGCCGACGGCATTGAGGGCTTCGCGCGCGACGGGGTTCTCGACCTTGGGGGCGAGGCCGAAGCGGACGTATGCGCCCTCCGCCACGAGCAGCGCGGCTCGTGTGAGCCCGAGCGGACCTTTCGCCTGCAGAATGTTGAGCCGATCGGCGGTCTTCACGATGCCGGCCAGCCTGGCGGCCTTGACCTGCCCGGCAGCGCCCGTGGGCAGCGGCCTGCTGACGATCCGGGAGGCCTGCTTGGCCAGGTCCGCGATCTGCTTGTTCGCCTGCGTCCGGAAGGCCGCGTGGCGCCGCTCGATCGACCGCGCAGTCGCGTGGCCGAGCGCGATTCCCGCCGCAGGCGCGGCAACATTGATGCCGAGCTGATAGGCGCGCTCGTACGGCGCGCGTTTTGCGGCCTCCTCGGCGCGTTTCACCTCCGCCTGCCGTGCCGCGGCCTCCGCCTTGGCCTTGGCTTCGGCCACCCGCGCCTCCGCCTCGGCGACGCGGGCCCTGGCTTCGGCCTCGACCTGGCGCGCCTGCGCCTCTGCCTGCCGTGTCGCGAGCACGCGCCGGCTTGGTGAGCGAGCCATCACACACCCCTTTCTTCCGCGATCCGCGCTGCATCCTCCTGCAGCTCACGGACCAGCGTGTCGCACTCGTCGGTGATGATCTTCATCGCCTCCGGCGGCACCCAGTTGGCGAGCCGGGCCGGCCAGGCCAAGATCCTGTCCCGGAGCTTGCGCGCGACCGCGAACTCCTTCGCGCGCACCTCGTCGCGCGGGATGAGCTCACCGGCACGCTGCTTGTACTCGAGCTCCGCCTTTTGCGCGGTCCAATATTCGCGGCGCGCCCTGGCCGCGTTGAAGTTGCCGCCGAAGAGGTCGGGGGTTTCTCCGTCCCCGGCCGTATTGTCGACAGCCAGCCGCGGCCCGGCGGCTCGCGGCGTCTGGCTCCCCTTCGGCCGGCCCCTGCGAGCTGCCTTCTGCCGCGCTTCCCATGCCGCCTTCTTCGCCGGGTCGATCGTGGCCTCGTAATCCCGCTTGGCCTTTTCGAGCTCGATACCCTTGGGCGTCTCGGTGATCCGGCCTTGCTTGATGAGCGTCTCGAGCCGCTGCCGCGACACTCCGAGCGCCGCCGCGGCGGTCTTGCGATCGACGAACTTCGCCATTGAGTTGCTTGAGTTGCACGGATCAGTTGCGTGTGTGAACAAACGTGCGCAACCGATTCTCGCGACTCACGAATTCTCCCATCCGCTCACAAAGGCCAACGCCCTGATTTGCAACTCAAATTTTCGACCTTCACCTAGCCATCTTTCGCGGCCGCGCCTGCCCGCGGGGGCTGAGGGCGCCAGAAAGGACCCGCGGGGCTACGGCCTCGCGCCTTGTGTTGTATGTCGCGCGCAGACCTGCTGCCCGCGCAGTGACTGACGCTTGGGGCTGGCGTCATTTGCGCTCAAACCCACCCTCGGCAAAAAATGCGGTGAGACTCCTCAGTCCACTGAAACGAGCTGAGCAGATCGACTGAGTGATCTATTGCGCCCGCAAGGGCGGCGACCACTGGCATCCGCCCTACCTCATCGACCGGCAGTCCGAGATCTCAGAGTTCTGCGCCAATCCCGATGGCGCGGAATGGGCCGCAACGTAACCCTGGGGCGCGCATTCGTTAATTTGGCAACTCCACGCAGCTCGGCCCCACCCCTGGTCAAAAACGGAAAATCGCCCTCGGTCTTTCAGGAGCTCAGCTCGCGCCGGCTATTTCTTGCCGCTGCCCGTGACAGCCACCCGCAGCAGACGCACCGCCTCGCGATGGACGCCCTCGCCGGCAATTGCCAGATCAGCATTCACCTCGGGCCGGTGACGCTCGATCTCTCGCACGACGTTCGGTCCCCAGAGTGGCGCAATCGGATACTTGTTCGCCGTCACTCGCTTAAAAATCGGCATTTTCCCAGGGATCATGAAAGACCCTACCGCCAATTGCGAACGGTTCCATGCCTTGTGTGTCGCTCCGGGGTCCTGCCGCGACCATCTCGCACCGAAGTAGTCCTCAGTGATACGAATGTGCCGGTCACGCATTCGCAAGGTGGCATGCATCAGAGCTGGGGTGGACCGCACTAGACCAAAACCCCTCTCCAGTCGCTCGGGCCATTTGATTCCTGTCCAACTCTTCAGCTTGCGCCTCAACTTGGTCCGGAACCTATCCATCCCGTAGTTGATCGCCCGACTGATGATGAAGTGCCCCTTCTCTACGACAAGCGCCCGCGCGTTCAGCTCTTCCGCCAGCCGATTCATGTCGGTGAGATCGACTTGGATGAAGAGATTGGTCGATAGGTAATCCCGTGGATCACCCTTCCGAGAATTGACCACTCCTCCGTATCGGGCGTCAGCGATCAACCCCTGCTTGCGCGCCGCCCGCGCCGCGGCCATGGACATGGCGACCGGCACCGTGCGCATACCCATGTCGCGGGCCGCCGCAAACCGCTCGGCGCCAGCCGACAGCCGCAGCTTGCCGCGACGGACCGTTGCCTCCGGCACGGGCACACCCCCGGACGCCCGGCTGAATCCTGCCGCGCTCGGGCTGCCAAAAACGCGATCCGCCTTGCTGACGTCGATGTTGACGACGTACCGGCCGCCGATCTTCCGGCCTTCCCCCGCGCCGGATCGGGTGCGGTCGAAGATCCTGCGATCAGCCACGTCTCAAGCCCAGACGGGCCGCTGCCTGCCGGCGCAACGCGCTGAGATCGCGCGCTGCCGACGTCACGACTTTGCCCATCTCCTCACGCGCCTTGGCGCCGTTGCCCTGGCTCAGCGCGATCAGAGCCGCCTTCAGGGCCGTTGCGCGCTCGGCACATCCGCAGGCCATGTCTGGCTCCCGAAAAAGCAAAAACCCGGACCGGCTATGCCGTCCGGGCTGCGATTCATGATTCTCGCGACTCTAGCTCTGAATATGATTTTCCCCGCGATTCTGCTGTCACTCGTTTGCCACACCTGGCCGCGAATGTTATCTCCTCACTCAGCCACTTCCTGGACGACCCCGCCACCGTTTTGGAGCGCCCAAGCGCAGTAGACCCGCGCCTCTTCCGCTGTCTGCGGCGCGTTGCGCTGCATGCGCGTCTGGCCCTCGCGCTTGCAGCGTTGAAACTCCGGATGCTTCCAGAAGGTATCGAACATGCTCGCCGCCAGCGGCGTCAGGTCGAGATGCGGGCAATAATCGGCGAGGAAACCGACCGCGGCCGCAGTATCCCCCCATTTGCAGGCCGCAGCGCGGACGGACTTGGTTGCCTCGCTCTGCCCTGCCGCCGGGGCGATCGCGACCACGAGAGACAGCGCGAAAATTGCCTGCCTGAGCATGAAGTCCTCCCGATGATCAGATCTCGACAGATTAGGGCTGCGATGACGGATCACGCAACAGCTTGAACATTTCGGATTTCTCGTATTGTATCTGCGCCGCACCGCTCGAAAACCCATTCCAAATCCGGCGTAAGTTATACAGCTACATGCGGCCGCGGCCGGCGCGGCCGGTATCGTGTGAGATACGCTCAATGTCCCACCGCATCCGAGATCGCTATCCTGCTCCCTGGCGCGTCGAGCCCATCCCAGCGCCTGGCTACCGCGTCGTGTCCGCCAATGGCGTTGCGATGGCCTACGTTTATGCGGGGCGTAAAGGCCTGCCGGACCCGCAGCTGACGGAAGCCGAGGCACTGGCCGTGGCGCAAGCCATCGCCAGCCTTGCCAACGCCGACAGCCCAAGGGACGAATAGCCATGACGCACCGGCGCTACCTCACCGCCCGCGCCATCTCCCGCTCGATCGCCTCGAGCACGCGCGCCTGCCGCGCGGCCTCGTCGAACACCTCGACGCCGGCCTGGCACGCCACATAGCCGAGGCGCTGCCAGAGCTCGCCCGCCTCGACCCGATACCAGGAGCCGCGCAGCCGCCGGCCTTGCACCTCGAGCAGCACCTCGAGGTCCGCCTTCACCCGCAACGCCACTGGCTTGCCGACGATGTGCGCGCGCATCCGCACGACCATGAGCCGGCTGTTGTAGTGCTGCGCCTTCCTGACCTCCTCGGCGAGCGCCCGCTCCGAAGCGGCCACCCCGATCTTCAGCCGGTCCACATCCGGCCCGTCGGCAGCCCCCAGAGCGTAGAGGATGACGAAGCCCAGCGCCGCCTCGATGCGCTGCTCAGCCGCCTGGCGGGCGTACACGGCCTTCACCGGATGCACTGCGCGCCGCGCCTGCGCCACGATCTCGGGCGTGATCCCGGGGGCTGGGCCGGTGCCATCCGTTGGCGATGCGCCAGCAATTGGTGATGACGGTCTCGTAGCGGCGGCGAATTTGTTCCTCATGGAGTCCCCTGAATCGTCCCCTGCGGCCGATCGACTGAAATGAAAATCCGTGTGCCACGAGCCACAGGAGCTCCTGATCGGCATCCTGCGGCCAGTTCTCCTCGCCCTTGCGCCGCCGGCGCGGACGTCGCTTGCTGGACAGCTGCGCGAGCTCGGTCACCCAGCCGAGCGCTGTCAGGTAGTCGTCGAGATCGAACCTGGTCGGCTGAAACGGCGACAGCACCGGAGCATCACGATCCGGGTTCTCGGCCTGGGCGAGCAGATCGGACCACTCGCGCAGAATGGCCGGCCAGGACGACCGGCTCCCGGCCCTGAGATAGGCCGCGTCCGGATCGCGCACGACCTTGAGCGTGCGGATGGCGCGCAGGATGCGGCGCTCCGTTTCGGCGAGAGTTACGGTCTCGGGCGGCGGATTGAGCATGGGTGCTCCTGGGCGGTCATGAGCAGCGCCGGTTCCCTATTGCTGATGTCCTGCAGCTGCTGCGGCAGGTGCGCGTAGGCGAAGAACTGCAGCCGGTAGTCGTGACTCTGCGGTCCAGGTGTCGTGGTCATGGCCGCTCCCTCACCCCGCTGCCGGCAGCTCGGCGCCCGCCTGACGCCCCTTTCGCGCCCTCACCACATCGACGGCCTGCTTGACAACGCTCATCGGATATTCCGGCCCGCCGTTGATGGAGATGGTCGGCTCAGTGCGGGCACCGTCCTCCGTTGCCATCTCCGAGAGCCTGTCAGCCGCTTCCGCCTTCTCCTTGGCCTCGATCTCGGCCAGCCAGTCGCCCATCGGCGTGCCGGCCATTCCCAGCGCGTGCATGTAGGTGGCGAGGATCGCGTCCTCCTCCTGCCGGTCGGCATCGCTCATCTTCCGGAGCTTCAGGAGCCGCTTCATCACCTTGGTGTCGAAGCCGAACGCCTTGGCTTCCGCGAACACCTCGGTGATGTCGTCCGCGATCGCCTTCTTCTCCTCCTCGAGTCGCTCGATGCGCTCGATCAGCGACCGGAGCTTCTCGGCCGACGCATTGCTCAGTGCGGTCATGTGCTTTCCTCTCGTTTCGGCTTCAGAACAAGCTCAACTGCTCAGGTTGCCTGACCGTCGGCGCAGCCGAGGCAGCGGTCTCGCGCGCAGCCTCCATCACCCGCCGGTGCCACACGATCCGCTCGCCGGGCGCGGTCTGGTGCTGGCCGGCGCCGCACCAGCCCAATCCGCTGGCGTAGGACGGTCCTCCTCCGGGCGACAGTTGCAGGCGGCTCGCGCACGACTGGCACACCCAGGCTCCGCGCTCGGCCATTTCCGTCCCCTCCTACCGCGCTTCGACCACGCGCCGCGCCGCCTCGGCGGCATCGCGGCAGCGTCCTTCCCAGCCCGCCGGGCAGCGGAGCGTGGGCTCGATCACCCGCGGGTCCGCGGCCTCGATGATGGACGGCCTGAGCACCGGCTGCGGTCCGCGCCGAAGGCACGCATTCGCCACGATCATGCCGGCGAAGAACGCCGTTCCCGCGAACAGCATCGCGCGCGGCATTGAGATGTGCTGTTCCCTGATTTCCGCGTGCTCGGCCTGGAGCTTCTCCATCGCCTCGTCGAGGAGGGCGATCTCGCCCTCCAGCTCCCCCACCGCCTTCCAAAGGCCGACCTCCTGCGCGTGATCCATCGTCCGTCCCTCCTCACAACAATCTCGCCTGCATCGGCGCGTGCACCCGCGGTGGCGGTGGCGCGCGGCGCGCCTTGCCCTGGAGATAAAGCTCGGCGAGCTGCCGAATGCGGGTGATGTCGGTGTGCTGATCGCGTGGCGCGGACAGCGGATCGACGATCCCGTGCGCCTGCGACGACTTGAGCCCCAGCACGCCGACGACGGCCGGATCGGAGCCGCCATCGGCGACGAGGTAGATCGCGTCCACCTGCCGCGTCTGGCCTGGCCGCCGGAGCCGGCCCGCGCACTGGGCGTGCACCTGCGGGCTCCAGTCGAGCTCACCGAACACGATCGTGTGGCAGCGATGCTGCAGCCCGTCGAGGCCTGCACCCGACCGCAGCGACATGATCATCAGGTTCGTCTCGCCGGCGAGAAATGCCTGCTTCGTCCGCTCCTTTGCCGCCGGACTTTCGGTGCCGGTGTAGAGCAGCGGGTTGTAGGGCCGCAGCTTCTCGAGCCAGATGTCGTAGACCTCCCGGTGCCAGCCGCAGAGCAGCACCGGCTGGCCCGCCTCGAGCAGCATGCGCACGAACGCCGCCACGTAAGGCGCCTTGGCGATGCCGGTGGCCTGGCGCAGCCGCAGGTCGAACTCGCGCGCTGCCTGGCCGCGCTCCGTAAACGAGCCGGAGACGACCTGGGCCGCCAAGGCTGTCAGCAGCTCCTCGTCGCTCTCGATCACGCCGGCATCGTAGGGCACCTCGTGCGTGATGACGTTGAGCGGTGGCTGAGGGAGCCCGACCTCGGCGTCCTGCCGGCGCAACGCCAGGTGCCGCTCGCGCAGATACGTGCCCAGCGCCTGCGGGTTCTCGACGATCCACTTGCCGCCCGGCCCCGGCGCGCACCACTCGGTCGTGAAGTCGATCCACGTGCCGAGCGCGCCAGGCTCGATGAACTCGATGACGTTGAAGATCTCCGACCCGTAGTTGTAGATCGGCGTGGCCGTCAGCCCCATGACGAGCCGAGCATGGTGACGGAACGCCCGCGCCGCGGCACCCTTGGCCGTGGTTGCGCCGTTCCTCAGCTCCTGCATCTCGTCGAAGACGACCGACTTGAAGCCTGCGCGGTCGGCGTAGTCGATCCAGCCGGCGAGCTTCGAGTAAGGGCAGATCACGACGTCCGCGGGCGGCAGCTGGTAAGGCTTGGTCGAGGTGACGATGTGGCTCGTCAGGTAGGTGAACTCGGCGAGCTTCTCCGCCCACTGCCGGACGAGGTGCGTCTGCGGCACGACGAGGGCCGGCAGGAACGCGGGATCACAGATGGCCGCGAACGCCGAGACCGTCTTGCCGAGCCCCAGATCGTCCATGAGCAGCAGCCGCCCCGTGCGGCGGGCGAGCTCTGCCGCCTGCGCCTGATAACCGCGCGGCTGCTTTCCAGGGCGGAAACCGGCATTGGCCGCCGGCCGCCAATCCGGCGAGAGGATCTGGGCGAGCTCGGCCTGCCCCTCATCGAACAGCGCCTTGCGCGTGCACATCCGCTCGTAAGCTGCCGGCGCGATGCGCAACGGATAGCGCAGCATGAACCAGTGCAGATCCGCGTCGATCTCCGGGCCGCCTCTCAGCTCGAACGGCGGCCGGTCGGTTTTCTTGATGCGCGGAAAGAGCTGCTTGAAGCGCAACGACACATGCGGCTCGAGATCCTGAATCAGCCAGCCCTCGCCGCCGGGCAATGGCTCGATCTCGCCGTAGGTGCGCGCCGCGTGCATCACAGCCACGCCCTCCCGAGGTCGAGCACAGCGACCGGCTTGCCCAGGATCTCGCCGGCGAGCGCCACCGGCTTTGCCGTGACGAGCACGAAGCCGCGGAGCGCCGGCTCGCGCGCATAGCGGGCCATCTGCCGGCGCACGTCCGTTGCCCTGGCGCGGAGCTTGATCTCGACTCCGGTGTCGCCGACCACGAAGTCGATCACGCCGCCCGCGACCGGCACCTCGCGCGCCCATTCGAGATCCGGCTCGGCCGCAAGAATTGCTTCGATCTCCGCCTGCGTCCGCTTCTCATCCTCCAGCGGAAGGCGCTTGCCGGAGAGGAGCTGCATTACTCTCCGCATTCCAGCCGTCATCACGCCCCCTCTCGGTCCCTATTCGCGCGCCGCGTCTTCAGCACCTCAGCCGCCAGGCGCCGGCGCCGCACTGCCGTCTCCTCGTCGGGCTCGGGATCGCCACTCAGGCGGTATCGGATGCCGTGAATTCGCAGGTATTCCTCGAGCTCGCGCGCGATGCCGTCGCGCGACAGAAACTCGACCGCAGGCCGGCCTTTGTCGGCCTTGTGATCGGCCAGCATTTCCTTGATGGCCCGGATCACGCGCCCGCGAATGGCGCCCTTTTCGAGCACCGGCTTGCCGTTGAGCCACTCGTCGAGCAGATCGTAGAGCGTGATCGCCTGATTGACGGTCATGATGATCTCGTGACAGCCGATCGCCATGGCCATGTTGGCACCGGTGAGCGAGTCCTTGTCCCGCAGCCTGAGGGCGATCTCGCCGTTCCAGTATTGCTCGTCATCGGTCAGGTCGATGTAGATCGTGGCCATGATTTCCCCCGTCAGCGCGCCCCCATCGCCTCGATCAGCGGCGGCTCCTCCTTCTGGCGCTTCGGCCGCTTGCGGCCCGGCGCAACGCCCACCTCGTCGCCCCAGGCGTCCCAGCCTGGGCGCACCGGCCGCTCGAAGAGCGACACGCGCCTGGCCCGCGGCATCATCCGTTCCGCGATGGCGTAGGCGGACTCCGGCTTGCGCGAGTGCTCGCGCCGCGGCTCCCGGAACAGGTTGGAGATGGCTTTTCCGCGGAGGGATGGCGCGCCGCGCGTGCCGATCAGCACCGGCTCGCACTGCGAGCGCCAGATGTAGCCGGTGCCCCAGCGCTGCTTGTCCCAGGCCCCGCCGGTCTTGTAGACGAACCCCCAGCGCCTCAGCGCAGCCATGGCCGTGTCGAGCTTCGGCCACGTCGCCCAAAGCCAGATGACGGCATTCTCCCGCGCCAGATCGCCGACCGGCAGGCCTAAGATCTCCTCGTCCGGCATCATGTCGTAGTGCGGCGCCGGCCCCTTCTCGTCCCCCAGCTCCGACCAGGTCTCGTAGAGCCACGGCGGGTCCGCCATGATGAAATCGTAGCTCTGCGGCAGCAGGGCCCCGAACGGCCAGATGCGAGCGCCGTCCCCGAACAGCGAGGGCTGGATGTAGCTCATGGCGCGGGCTCCGCTTCGATCTTCTCGATGAAATCGGCGGCTCCGATCGCCCGCTCGAGGAACATCGCGGCCTCAAGCAGATTGGCCTGCCAAAGCCGTTCATGTCGACCGGATGCAGAGAGCACCCACCAGAGCGCGACGGCCTCGCATGACCGCAGCTCGAAGGCTTCCGCGATCTGACCATGTTCGATCGTGCCCTTCAGACCGGACGGCCGCTGATCGATGGCCCGCCGCACGTACCAGAGCGCCTTTTCGAGATCCTGTTTGCGGTCGCCTTTCTTCCCGGCCCGCGGGATGTATTTCACCGCGTTGCCGAGGTGGAACCCGAGCTGCCAGTCCTCGATGACCTCGATCGCTTCGAGGCCATTCCCCTTGTAATGCGCGGGATGGTTCACCGGGTCGTGTTGCATGGTCATGCTGCTTTCCTCCCCGCTGCAATCGCGGCCGCCATGGCCGCCCTGAGGCTCAGGTGCCGATCGCCGGCGCCGCGACCATCCGCCCGCGCCCAGAATTCCGCTCCGCTGCGCCCCGCCGCGAACCGTCCGCACTCGGACCGCCACTCGTAGCGCTGCCCGCCGTCCGTCACCCAGCAGCGGAACGTGATCTCGCCCAAGGCGAACGGCGGCGCGGAGCTCAGGTGATCCGCGGCGCTCATGCCGCCTCCCTCCCCTCCGCCAGAGCGCCCACGCCCAGCGCGGCCTCGATCCGCGCCACTCGCTCGGCGAAGTTGAGATCCAGCTCGTACCGCTCGGCGATCTTGCGGATGCACTCGCCGGCGTAGTTGCCGTGGCTCATGCCGAAGAAGGCGTAGATCTCCGCCGATGCGTGATCCGTGCACCGCCGCGCCAGCCACATGCCGGCATTGCGCGCCGTGACCGCCGGCACCTCCCGGTGCCCGCTGTTGCGCCAATTCCGCCGCATCTCGTCGAGCGTGACGCCGAACTCCGCTCCGCAGGCCGCGGCGATGTCCATCAGGGTGACCGTGCTCATGCCGCCGCCTCCCTCACGCGCAACCGCACGAAGCCCTGGCTCTCGATGCGCGCCGCCCAGGCCGGGTCCTCGCGGCGCCAGCGGGCGAGCTCGCGCTCGTACTCGGGGGTGCCGCGGTCGAACCGCCGCATCTCG